ATTACGCAAATCTCATTACAAAAAAAGTATAGTCTTCTGGTGTATTAAATCGCACAAACCATTGGTCATCGTCATCATCATCGCCAGCATATCGTTGTGCTTTGGCATTGAACTCGGTCAGTAGCACAACTTCGTTAAAACTACCTTTTTCACGACAATATTTGTTAAAATTTTTCCACATATTATCAGAATCTGAATTTCTGTCATTCCAATCAAGCGGAATCCAAAAACCATTTTCAAAATTTAAATCAATCATGCCGACCATCGTGCTACAAATAACGCTGCTATTTCTTTATTGGGAAAAGTAATCCAATAATCTCTGCCAGTAAAAGTATCTACTTTCCAATCTCTACCATACACATAACCTTGCTCTTCCATCCAACGAATAATATCTGGAATAGGATGCAGTTGTTCAAATCCAGTTTCATAATATAACCATTTATGCAGCATACCATCTGGTATGTCAATATCATAGGTCATTTATAATTGCCCAATTAAGATGTTCAAATTCATCGTGCCAAATAGGTTTAAGTTTTTCCTTGTCATTTATCGTAGTCCAAGTTGGCTCTGCACATTGTGCATACTCTAACCAAATGATACGATTAGTTATATCACAGCGGCGAGGCAATAACGCAAACTTACGCCGCCAATTACAATATTTTTTAAGATCATTTCGTAACGGTTTCATGTAAATCTCAGCGCAAAATATAAAATAATACTTTCATCTACCCAATCATCAAACTCACAAAACAATCCAAACGCAACAGGTCGCCGTATGCCTACTGTTTCACTTTTCTTTGTTTCAGTAGATGTTTTAAGTTTCCAACCACGACCTTTTTTAGGGTCGCCCACTCCATTCTCAACGGGAATACCCAAACCAACATTGCGCTCTAACCACTGCACAACACTGGTTAAACTATGCTTTGTTCTATCAATTCTGATTATGCGACTGCTCATAACATCATTATAACCTAAAGGTCATAACTGTCAAGTATTTTTTATAATCATAAATACTTGCATGATAGAAATTCGTGAATTAAAAACATTTGATAAAGTAAATGAACTTTGGATTAGCCAAGAATTTCTTTGGCCCGATAGTGATAATATTGGATGGTCAGTTTGTTCTGATTCATCTTCTCAGATTGATGAAATTTTACCATTGATTCCTAACAAAAGAATCGCTATACAAGCAGGCGGCAATGGCGGCATTTGGCCAATAAAGTTAGCAAAAAACTTTGACCATGTAATTACATTTGAACCAGGCGCAACAATGTTTGATTGTTTAACAAAAAATGTAGAGTTACATGAAGTTACTAATATCACCACATACCATGCAGCATTAAGTGATACTAGTGGAACACTTAATATAAATGTGCATAATTCAGAAAATCTTGGTGCCAGTTGGATTGTAGAAAGAATTATTCATGATATAAATCATGATGAAATTACTGCAGAAACAGTAACCGCAATGCGTTTAGATGACCTTTCTTTAGAACACTGTGATTTAATTCAGCTTGATGCAGAAGGTTATGAAATGTTTATCCTTCAAGGTGCAAGTGAATTAATAAGCAAATTTAAACCAGCAATCATGTTGGAAATTAATGAATGTTCTACTGCATATGGATTTAGTAACGACGATGTTATGCAATATATTACTTCATTGGGATATAGTGTAGCAAAAAAAATCAATGATAATGTATTATTTTTGCCTACAATTTAGATAAATCCTCTAATGTTTTAATTGCGCTATCACGTTTGCATAATTCAATGTATGTATTTTTGTCACGGCTCCATTCTGCGCCATTCCACCACTCGAATCCGCTTAAATGTGCTTTATAGATAGAACTTTTTTCATAACCACTACCAATATAAAGATACTGCAATCCCAATGATTGGGCATATTGAACTTCATGATGTAGCATCTCCGCACCAAATTCCCATTGAACATGTATTACATAAGCATTAAATTGACTTTCTAATCCGCTATTATATTTTACAAACTTTGTAAATCCACGCAGAGCATCTGGAAACGCACAGCCACGCCAATAATATTCCATCCATTCATCACGCTCACCAATCACAAATGGTTCATATAGCGGTTCAAATTTTTTATCATAAAGATATCTATCCCATACCCTTTTATATTCTTCTGTATTGGGCGTATCTACGAATTGTAAGTCATAGTTATAAACCGTTTGAAAATATTTCCAATCCTTTAACACAATACGAGTGCTGCGTGATTGATACCATCCGCCATTATACCATAACCAACCATTCTCCAATGCTTGCGCTTCTTCATGCGGTTCGCACTGTAGATTAGCATGATATAGCTGTAGGTTATGTTTTTCTTGAGAGCCATAGTAGTGGTTATAAGTAATCTGCATATGAATAATTATATAGATTTACCTACTGCAACGCAAGATTTAAGTGACTGGATCATCAATTTTCTTGATGTTCCGCAAACAGTATTAAACAATATTGCGCCATGTCCATTTGCCAAAGCAGCATTAGTTAATGGTAAGATCAGGTTTGTGTTAGGTAGCGATAGTGTAGTGCAAGATATGCTTATGCTCAATGCACAATGGGATGTGGAATACGAAGGCGTTGTGTTAATCTATCCAAGCGATATTAATGCAGAAAACTTTGTAGATAGTGTCGAATATGTTAATAATTTATTTTATCGCCATAGTGGATTGCTTGCACTAGAAGATCATCCACAGATTCCAGAAACGATTGCAGGTTTGCGATTTAATAATCACAAATATGCGGTGGTTATTGTTCAACGAGCAGAGAAATTAAGTAAGGCAAGTGAAATGTTAGCGAAGCGTGGTTATTATAAAAATTGGTCACAACAGGATTTAGATGCTGTTATTGGATGGAGATGGTAATGTATAATGTATATAATCATTGGGATAAACTTAAGGTATGTGCAGTCGGTCGCAGTTATCCGCCTGAGTTTTATAGTTTTATTAATAATCCACGTTTGCGATCTTTGTTTGAAAAAATAGCAATAGAAACAGAAGAAGATTATCAGGGATTAATTAATAAATTGCATGAATTTGGTGTTGAAACAGTTCGTCCAAATGTCCCAAATATTGTTCCAGAAAAATATTACAATAGTGGGCTGCGTATTCCTGGTCCTATAAGTATGAATCCACGAGATCAAATTATTATGATAGGTGAAGATTTTTTTATTTTTCCTTATCAATATGTTGCAAGTAAAGTAAGCGGTAGAATTGATCCACATAATATTATTGATAAAGTTAATAATGTAAAGGAATGGAACCTCAATACCAGCCAATTAATTGATTGGTGGAAACCTATTATTGAAAAATTAGAAAGTAATGGCAGCACACTATTAGATTATAGTAATAAAGAAGATGACATGCTAACTAAAGCACTTAAAAATATCTATGTTAATGGTATAACAAGAATTGGACGTGATTTATATTTTGGAACACGCGACGAAATGGATAGTCGAACAATGTTATCTGCAAAATTACTAGTGAAACAATATTTGCGAGAAAAAAATTATAGAGTGCATTATATTTCTACTGGCGGACATGTTGATGGTTGCTTTACTCCAGTTAAACCAGGTTTAATTATAAGTGCATCGGATATGGATGCTTACGATAAATCATTTCCTGGATGGGAAGTAGTACGTGTTAGTGACAATAGAAGAAGACTTGATGGTTGGTATGATTTAAAAAAGAAAAATAATGGCAAATGGTGGATAGCCAATAGTGAAAACGATGATGTATTAATTGATTTTGTAGAGTCATGGCTTCAAGATTGGATAGGATACGTTGATGAAACCTCGTTTGATGTAAATTCATTAGTAATTGATGAAAAAAATATTTTAGTAGCTGCTTATAATAAAGCTGCATTTGACGCATACGAACGTCATGGTGTAACACCACATATTGTACCGCTTAGACATCGTGAATTTTGGGATGGTGGATTAAGCTGCATCACTGCTGAATTACATCGTGAAGGCGTTATGCAAGATTGGTTTCCAGAAAGAGGATAATGTGTTACAAGTTTATCAGCATTGGGATAAGCTAAAAACTTGTATCGTAGGACAGGCTTATCCTCCGCAATTTTTTAGTTATATAAAAAATCCACGTGTTCGTAATGTATTTGAAAAAATAGCAATAGAAACAGAAGAAGATTTTCAAAAATTAATAAAGCTACTTGAAAGTTTCAATGTAAAAGTTTTGCGTCCAAATATTTTAGATAATTTTGAGCATTATTATAATACAACAACTCAACGATATAGCGCACCAACTGTTTCTCCACGTGACTATTGTGGTATGATAGGCAATGAATTTTATTGGGATAATAACCATGCTTATAGTAAAAATTTTATAGTAGATTATACGCCAGAACATGAACACATTTTAAATTTTATTAAAGATAACAATAATACGATTATAACTGGACATGAAATTAATACCGCATCGGTCACAAGAGTGGGAAAAGATTTATTCTTCGGCACCACTTTTGATTTGCAACCTTGGTGGGAAAAAATAAAAAAACCAAGTTGGCCAAAATTAATACCAGAAAATGTATTAGAATATTATACTTCAAATAAACATTATTTTATCGATCATTTCTTAAAGAAAAATTCAGAGTCAGCCAAAACAGCATACAAGGAATCAGTTGAAGAAATGATCGTAACTGAGTTATTGGAAAAAACTAAATTATTTCCCAATAATCGTTGCCATGTATATGACACGGGCGGACATATCGATGGAGTATTTTGTCCTGTTGTGCCTGGATTAATTGTTTCACGAACAGATTTTGATGGTAATTTTTCTACAAATTTTCCTGATTGGGAAGTGTTTGAAATAAACACAACGTTTGACGCATTAACAAAATTTAAAAAACTTCGTGCAAAAAATAGTGGAAGATGGTGGGTACCTGGTGAGGAAAACAATCATGAATTTACAGATTTTGTTGAAGAATTAAGCAATCATTGGGTTGGTAATATAGAAGAAACTTCTTTTGATGTTAATATGTTAGTAATTGATGAAAAAAACGTTGTGTGTAACAACCACAATAAAGAGATGTTTGATGTTTTTAAAAAATATAATATTACCCCGCATGTTATTGATTTTAGATACCGACACTTTTGGGATTGTGGATGGCATTGTGCCACTAATGATATTGATAGAGAAGGCAACCAAGTGGATTATTTTCCAGAAAGAGAAATAAAATGAACATTTATAATATATGGGCTAACATTAAAGAAGGCATTACTGCCGAAGAATTTGTGCAAAAAATGAGCGCATATTTAGATCGTCTTGTTGAAACTAATAATATGGAACGTTATCGTATTATGAGAATGAAACTTGGATTTCGGTCTATGGATATTCCTGAGTTTCATATTATGATGGAATTTACAGATATGGGACAACTTGATCGTGCAATGAGCAATACGCTTAAAGACGAAAAAACCGACACATTACATGTCGGTTTTAATCAATGGGTAGATATAGATACTATACAGCATGCACTGTATCGAGATTTTCCAGATTAATATTCTCGTACTTCAAGAATATCTTGTGGTTTAAATCCCATTTGGTTTTGTTCAAACCGAATGCAAGCTACCTCAAAATTTCTGGCAATGCAATCAAACACACCGCCACATTCCATCTTAAATGTAAAACGTTTCATATCAAACTCCCTTTGCTACCATTGCATCATCATACCGCTCAAGGGCATGACCAAGTTCTTCATACATTGCACGATCAAGATTATCTGCATAATCACGAAGGTCATTTGCGATATAATGAATTTCTACGAGCGTATCTGCCTGTGAAATCTCAAGGCGCTTGTGCCGTGCAAGTACGGACTCAATACGTGCGGCGAGAGAAGTTGCTTCATTGACGGTCATGTAAAATCTCCATTGCTTATATTCTTACAATAGCATATATTTTAGGATTGTCAAGCATTATTTTTAATTTTTTCCAACAATAATATCACTAGACATAGGGGGTTCTGGCAAATTTTTGACTACATCTAGTACTTTGGCGAACCATTTTTGGTGTATTGGCTGTATTTTTTCATATTTTAAATTTAGGTTTAGGGCATGATTTAACAAACTTACATATTCAAGTGAATCCTCACAGAAGATAATATCACTTGGTACTCGCAATACGCTTTCGCCTACGATTGATTCGATGATTTCATATCTGTGATGGCTTTTAAACTCATTATAATAGTAACCATAATTGTAATATGCCATATCACGATGAAGCCATGCCCTCTTTCTAAACAGCATATCTAATTCAGGATTTTTAGGAAATTCAATCAAGTAATATTTCTTATTAGGAAAACGGTCTAGCAATCCTCGGTACTTGAACTCTATAAATCCGCCTAAATGAGAACTGAAAACATTAGATTGTGATGCATACATTTCGATATTTTTTTCAACATAATCGACCATTTTAGGATGCAATTGTCCTAAATTCATATCATTGATATGCGCATTTATTTCTATTTGATCATAGCTGCTATCACTAATTCTACTAGTAAATTGTGCATCAGTGCTAATCATATTAGCAAAATGATGACCACCCATATAGCACGGATAAATTCCAATAATATTTCTTAACATATTAATCTACGATTGGTGGAATATTGGTTTTCTTTTTAGGACGACCCCACTGTGCTTTTTGGTCTGCAATTTCTGTTCGCTGACCAGTTTCAATCATTGATATTTTTCCGCCACGTTTTAAAAATTCTGCAACTGCATCTGTTGCCAACTTTCTATCTGATTCTCGTTTGCTTGTCATTCACGATTCCATTAGGGTTAAGTTATGACTATACCACAATAAATTTATAAATCAATATCTTTATCATGAATGATTATAGCCAGTTTCTATTGATCCAACTTCCAAACCAGCCGTAGGCGATAAACCTATCTTACCTTCATAAAAAGTATTAAACGCAAAACTTATACGTGTTTCATCTGATTTATTTTCTTCGACTGAATGATATGTTGTGCTTGGAAATATGTAGAGATCATATTGTTTTGGTATAAAGTGATAATAATCATATGTAAAGTGATTATGTTTTGTAATTTTATCTTGAATGGTCATTCTTTGACTTATATCTCTATGCACACAAAATTTTCCACTATCATCATTTACAGTTAGATAAAAAACACCGCTCACTATACTGTTAGAATGATAATGTTTGTGATTGCTTGTGCCTTTGGGATTTTTGTTCAGCCATGATAAATGTATTTTTAAATTTGCATTTTCTTGACCTAAAACATTTTTTATAAAGTTATCTACATGATAATTTAGTATTTTTTGTAATTTAGATGATGACGGTAAAACTACATTTAATACATTATTTTCTATGCTTATATAATTTTTGTTTATGTTTAGTATGTAATTTTTTTCGTTATTTGCAAAATTAAGAAGTTGTTGTATTTCATCTAAATCAATTTCATCTGCAAGATTTACTCTATAAAATGGCGATGGAAATAATCCTAATGTTTCTGGCTCAGACATAATTTGACCTTAAAAGACAGGATATTTAATTGCAACCAGTTCAACAAAAAAATATTATTATTCTTTACTTTTTTGGAATGTCATACTTTTGTAGATCACGTCCCTTAATCATAGATGCAAGTTTTTGTGGATATGCTTTGCCTGTGTCTGTATAATTAATTAACTTAGGAACTAACGGTAATCCAACTATAGGCTTACCACTTTTTCGCATCATAGCACGTGCTGCGCGAAAATCATCATACGCATCGTGTGTATTAAGATTTGTCATATATGCAGCAATACTTTGATTGGGTGTATCAAATGAACGATAACGTTCGCCGTATGGACCCTCTACACCGCCGCTCTTTGCCCAAGATTTTTGACCATAGAAAGCATTTGAACTGCGTGTTTTTTCATCTTGACCCCAAGTGCTTTCAATAGCCGCTTGCGCTAGCGCAATGCTTGGCGGAATAATATCAATCTTTTCAAGTAGGTCATATAAGTTATCTTCACCATACTTTTGTGTAAGTGCATAAACCCAACCATTTTCTTCTTGTGGAAGTTTCTTTCCACTCTTTAAATATTTTATATCACGAATAAGGCGACTACGCTCGCCTAATATTTTATTATTTTCTGCTTGAATTAGCGGTAGTACGCTTTGTGTAAAGGCTGCAACACGTTGATCTACGGTCATCTTATCAACATCTGCCAATCCTTTTGGAAAGTTAGGATTGACTCGTTTCTCTGCTTTTTGTGGTTCATTTTGTTTTTGAATGTTACTTTGTGGTTGTTGTTGCGTTTGGGCCACAGTAATAGGAGCCTCTGGTGATTTTGGAGCATTTAGGGCAGAATATCCGCCAAAACCAAGCCCACCTGCTACTGCACCTGCTGCTGCGAGGCGTTTTAGTCTATCTGTAATCGGACCTTCAACGAGTTCCTCGTCATATAATTCATTTAGTAGCATTAAAATATTTATTGATTAACCTGTCTTTTTATAATATAGTCATTTTCTAGACTAAATATCTATGCTTCCAAATCAAGTGGGTAACGGAAAGCATGGCGACGATACTGTCAAATTAAACTATGGAGTAAAAACCAAACGTTGCCTCAACAAATATTAATAATAATATTGGTTGAAAAATAATTAGACAAAAATTGTTGTCTATGATATAACCAAACATCTGAAAAAGGAAAATACAAAATGAAGACTTTTATTACAACTACTATGGCTCTATTGGCTCTTACTGTTGCCGCAAGTGCAACTGATCTACCAAGCAAGGCAAAGGCACCTGCAGCACCTGCTCCAGTTGCTGCACCAGCACCTGTATCAAATGATAGCTTGACTATCACTTATGGTCAAGACCTTGGCAACAACTTCGGTGCAAAGGCTGATGACACTTATGGCATTAGCTATAAGCACAATCTTGGTGGCGGTTTCTCAGTTGGTGGCGCAGTAAGCCCAACTCAGTATCTTGATAACACAATCAAGGCAACTGCAGAACTACAGGCTGGTTACGCACTTCCTGCAATGGCTGGTATTACCCTAAGTGGTAAGGTTGGTGTTGGTGAGCGTTTCCTTGCTCCAACTAACTATCCATACTATGCACTTTATGGTAATGCTGATTACAAGATCATGGACGGTCTAACTCTTAATGCTGTTCAGTATCGTTATCGTAGTGCTGTTGATAGCAACACTTATGGATGGCAGAGTCATCGTCTTGGAACTGGTGTAACTTATGACATCACTTCAAACTACAGCGTAAGCGCAACTGTGTATCGTAGCTTTGATACTTCATCAAACTTCAATGCAACTGGTGATGCTTTCTCACTTGGTTTGACTGCAAAGTTCTAATTTTTATAATATAGAAATACAATCAAGGCGGGAATTTTTCCCGCCTTTTTTATTAAGCAATTTTTTTCTGAAAAATCTTAGAATATTCATATTTTTCTGGACAAAATTTACACTGATCTATAGGATTTTTTAAAGTTTCTAGCACATCGCTATTGTTCATAACTGCTTCTACCGTTATAGGATTATAACTTGTAATAAGATTTTTATCGCTATCGGAAATTGTAAATTTTTGTGGAAATTGTGATATCAAATGTGGCAATACTAGCGAAACACCACATTTGTATAGTTTTCCCTCCCACATATGATGGCATGTTTTCATATCACATTCTTTATGTGAAATAGTTGGCTCACTATTATGTAAGGTATATTCTAATCCACGTTCTATTAACGAACTTTGGTGAAATACGTAAAATAACCATATTTCAAAATTTACATTCTTATCTGTAGTTCCACGAATTATCTTTAATGGGTCAAGTGTTAATTTTGCTTTAAATTTTCCAAAACATGTTTGAATATTTTTTACAGCGGCATCAAATAATTTTTCATTATGCACACTAACTTTGACCATAATATTATTTTGTATAATAGCATCAATTAATTCAGTGTGATATTTGCCAAATAAGATACCATTTGTGTGTAGTGTTATATGCGCACTTGGCCATAGTTTTCTAAGATCAAATAATATTTTTATAATATTTGGATGTAGTAGTGGTTCGCCACCAATAATACCAATATGTTTTAATCTTACCACCTTGCTCCATTTTTTATATAATGGCAGGTAAGTTTCCCAATCGGTTGAACCAGTGATGCGAAAGTTGTTGAAACGATTGCAGTTTGAACAAGCTAAGTTACAATCATGATTTAAATAAAATTCAGTATATTCTATAATATGGCGTTTCATATTGCTTACTTAGTATGCAACGCACCACCGAACTTATGTTTTTTTCATCAAACGAGCAATTTTTGCCTTGGCATCTTCACTAGATTTAGGAAAGTTCTGTAAAGAAAGTGTTGCCTTTTTAATATCTTCTGGCGCTGGTTCTGGTAACGAAAGTGTTGCTTTCTTAACATCTTCTGCTACTGGTTTAGGCAACGTGATGGGTGGTTTTACAGGAATATCGTTTTCATAATCATACCCATCCCGCTCCCTTTTATCAGCGGTAGCAATCCAATGGTCTAATTCCCACATTGCTTCCGCAAGGTTGAAGACCAACATGAAGCCAAGTATGAATAAAAGGAAGATTAATGCCCACATTTTTATATTTTACCATAATTGGGCTATTTGTCAAGGGTTTTTTAAATCGTATATAATTAAAAATAATGCTTGACAAATCTCTAGGACGTGGTATTTTAAGTAATGGGGCAATGTATGCCCCCTTTTGGGCAAGGTCTGCCCGTGACAGTAAGGAGTTTACTATGGAATATCGCAGTTATTATTTCGGATACGGAATGAATACCCACCCTGATCAGATGGCAAAGCGTTGCCCTGATGCTACATTGGTAGGCGTTGCGCATCTGAACGACTATCGTCTTGTATTTCGTAATCATGCTGACATTGAGATTGATGTAGGTAGTATTGTCAGTGGCGTGTTATGGGAAGTAAGCGAAAGCGATATGATTGCGCTTGACCGTCTTGAAGGTTTCCCAAATTATTACTTGCGCCAGCGTGTGTTGGTTCAAACTGAGACCGACGCATATATTGCTTGGGTATATAGCATGGCTGACCAAGACTATGAGATGACGCCTAGCACATCCTATTATGACCTTTGCACCGAAGGTTACAAGCATCATGGTGTTTCTGTCGTTCAATTAATAGAAGCCAAAGAAGCAGCGCCATCTCAGAAATATGTTGACACGACCTATGATTACGGGTATGACTACTTTAACGATCAATCTTGGGAACGTTTTGACAACGGCGTTGATGAGAAATATGATCGATATGTATCACAGCAATATGGTTTTTATGACCGCAATTTGGAGAAGTAAGAATGGCCAAGTCCGCACTGATGTTAAAAACTAAACCTAAGAAGACGGTTGCTCGTCAGCCTAAGTTTATGGACGAAAAATTTACTGGTCCTGAACCAGTGTGGGCTGATGCTAAGAAATGGTCTCCTGACAAACTGCGTCAGGAGATTACCCATGCTCTATATTTCTACAATTATTATATGAGTGCCGCTGACATGCGAAAGTATGTTGTAGAGTTTGGTCAGAAGCATCTCAACTGGGGCAAGGCAGAAATCTCTGCCTTTGCTGAATGTGAAGATAGTCGTGTAGGCATTACTATTGGCAGTATCTCTAAAATGATTTTGAATGGTTGCCCGATGGCAATTGATGCTGAATTTATCACCAAGAAGGTTGCCGAACTGTTAGCATATGGCAATGCACGTCTTGCTGAAAAGAAACAAGTGGTTGAAAAACCTGTTGCCAAGCGTAATGTGCAAGATCACTTGCGTGACAAGTTGTCTGATACTATTGGTGACTTGGAAGTTATGTTTGATGCCCTGATAGAAGGTTCAACGGAAACGCCCGATTTCATGGCTTATTTCCGTGAAGGAAATATGCCACAGGCATTTGTTGCTCGTATTCGTGAAAAGTATGCAGAACAGTATGCAGAATTGCTCGAAGGTCAAGACAAGAAAGGTGACGCTGCCCTACGTGAAGCCTATGCTTGGATGACCAAGCCAGTGTTCAAGCGTTATGATGCATGGTATAAGGCTCTCTTTGATGCCCTCACGACCTATGGCGTAGTCAAGGCTGCTGTGCGTAAGGTTCGCAAGGCTCGTCCGCCAAGCAAGGAAAAGGTAGTCAAGAATGTCAAGTATATGAGCGAGTTTAAGGAACTCAATGTTGTATCTGTTAATCCTGTGGATATCATTGGTGCAACCGAATTGTGGGTTTATAATACCAAGACCCGTAAGATTGGCAAGTATGTGGCTGCTGTCAGCAGTGGCGTATTGGGTATCAAGGGCAGCACTATTCTTGGCTTTGATGAAAAGTTAAGCGTTGCAAAAACGCTACGCAAGCCGCAAGAACAAATGAAGGCATTTATGGGCGCAGGTAAAATCCAACTCCGTAAGTTCATGGACGGTATTCGTGCTACAGAAATTGCCTTGACAGGTCGGTTAAACGGTGATACAATAATTCTTAAATCAATCAAGTAAGAGGTTTGTATGACAAACTATAATCACTTTCGTATTATCAATGACCTAACAGGTCTCGCTACCAAACTTGGCTTTGAAATTAAACCAAATCGTGGTGCGTTCAATTCTTATGCGTATGAACAGAATGGCGGTTCAGATTTTTCTCTTACAATTCCAGACGATGATGGCACAATCTTACCAGTTTATTCTCGTAATGTAACAATATATAGTGGTAGCGCAGAAGATTGCATCCACTTCATGCATGGTTGGATGAAGCATCGTGAGTATATGAATATACTTGGTTTTAAGGATAAGACCGTTGCTGATCGTGAGAAAAAAATAGTAGATCAACGTAAAATGGATCGTATGACAAAAGCAGTTGTAGATGGTAAAGACCCAGGTCCAGATTGGTATGAAGGTAAAGAAGATGAAGATATGCCCTTCTAAACCTATTACAGTCTTCCGCACTTCTTTAAGAGAAGGTCATATTGGTAAATCCACAAAGTATATAATAGAAGCCGCCAAAGGTGAAGCCAATATATTATGGCATGAATGTAGTACAAATTATAAATGGGTATGGGAGAACGCCATTAAAGACAGCATAACTTTCCATGCCCATTTTGATATTGCATCACTTGAATGCCGTGTAGCCGTCACTGCCCAATTTGAACCAGAAGATTTAACTTACTATCTTATGGCATTTGAAGTAGATTAAATAACAGTATGATAGTTCATCGTTTCCGTATGGGTGATGTAGAAGATGCGCAACTCTATGCTGCTGGTCCCATTATCATGTGGCAACAAAGTGAAGCTGGTGCGTGGGTAATGGAACATGCGCTAGAAACTCCCATCTTTAGAACAGGTATAAACAGTCCTGATAGGTATATTGGTTATACGGTAACCATTGAAGCAGATTTTACACCAGAAGATGAAGTTTATTTCTGGTTACGATGGGGAGATAACCTTACCACACACCCTGACCTTTCCAGTTATATGTAAAACTACAATCTAGAAAATTACTGTCTCGTGAGCCATCATGATTCACATGGTCAAAATTATAATCATGTGTTGCATACCACTCGCCCCTGTCATTTATATTAAAAACATGTCTTGCAGTATATTGGCAACCTAACCTATCACCAAACTCATTGATATCGCTCTGTGGATCAAAGTTAATGGTGATGCTGTAAGCACCAAGTGCTCGCCATAGCTGACGCAGAAGTGGCCAAATTTCATTCATGAGACTGTTTGCAAAATCACCAAGATCACTTTTGATAATATCATAATCATATTCTTCACGGTCAATCATGCGTTTAATATTAGCATCATTATATTCTATAGTATATGTTTGTGCAAGATTTGGACGTTCAACTCCATAGATATATCTGTCGCCGTGTAGATGTTGTAAGAATATACTAAATGTTTTTTGGCGAACTAACCTATGAACTTTTGTATTTTTCAAATCCGCTGTAGCCCACATGTTTAAAAAATTCTTAGGCGATATTCCAAACTTAACAGGGTCAATAGAAATATCACTGCCTACGCTTAACATAAGACTCAAACCTGGACTAATGACTAATACGTTAGAATTTCGTATTCTCCATATTAACGTTAGTGTGTCAGCAAATGCTTGATGATCTTCGTTTGGAAATCCTATAATCCAATTTGTGTGTGCCATAATATCAGTAATTTTTCCACTTTCTAAATTACTTTCAATTTCATCAAGTGTAATTTCTTTTTTCATGGCATCAAGAACTTTCTGACTGCCACTTTCAATTCCATAACTCAACTGCATACA